CCGTGAAACAATCTTTATCAATTGGGAAGTGGTTAAAGAAGCACCAAGATATTCCAAGATGTTAGGTGTAGGAATTGACTGGGGTTATTCTAATGACGAATGTGCGTGTGTATGGGGACTTATCAACGAACCTGATAATGTAATCTACCTGAAGGAAGTATTCTATGAAAAGGGATTGTCTAGTGATGATATATTATTCAAGATGCGTGAAGGTGGATTACAAAAGACCTTTGAGGTCATCGCCGATAGTAGTGAGCCCCGTATGATTGACGAACTGAAGAAGGGTGGTTATTCAAGAACAAGGGGGGTAAAGAAGGAAGCAGGGTCAGTCCTGTATGGTATAACCGAAATGAAAAAGTATAAACTACAGATTGACGCATCATCAACTAACTTGATTGAAGAACTAAAGAACTACAAATGGTTCAAGGACAGGTCAGGGAACATCACCAGTAAGACAACAGGTAGAGACCACTTATTAGACGCCGCAAGGTATTTGATTACGGAAATGACCTATAAGCCAAAAGTGAAATATAGTTTTATGTAATTATGAAAATTAAAAGATTAGGAAAGGATTATGATTATGACTACAAGTCAATCATAATGAAGGGTGAATATTATAGAGCCCTAAAAGAACTATCAATAAAAGAAAAGAAACCATTAGGTAAGATGATAAATATATTAGTGAAACATTATGAAAGTAGTATTAGGTAAAAAAGAATATGGGATATTACCCATCACAATAGAGCAGTATGAATTACTGAAGAAAAACCCCGACATTAAAGCAACAGAATTGATTACTATGATGACGGGAGCACCGATTGAAGAAGTGAAACAAGCACCCTTCGCACAAGTATCGTTCGTGGCAAAGATGTTGATGACTGAATGGGGTAATACAGACACAACACCCCTACAATTAGTAGTGGATTTCAAGGGGGTTAAATATGGTTTGATTAAACCATCAAACATCAGTTATGAAGAATGGATAAACCTTGAAGTGTTTATGGCTGAAAGTCCTTTGGATTTAACCAAGTTGGCAGTCCATTTATACAAACCATTATCCAACAATAAAGAAGGTGATGATAGGGAACTAATACCCTATTCATTAGACGAATGTATGGGTCGTATGAATGACTTTAAGCAGTTCCCCATAACTAGTTTATTTTCAGCCCTTTTTTTTTTAACAACTTTCGTTCAAGAACTTACCAAAGTTTCCCTATCATCTATGGAGACGAAAATGATAGAGAACAACAAAAAAGACAAAGCAAAAACAAAGATACTACGCCACAAGAAGTCCAACAATCCGTAGTAGATTTTTATTACCAATCACTTATGTTGTGCGCTCAAGACGACATCTTAAAAGTAAATCCCGTTCTTAAATTGGAATTGTTTGAGGTCTTATCATATTTATCATATAGGTTAGATAAGGCACATAAAGAAAACCAGAAAAACCAAAAAACAATACAATAATGACTATAAAAGATATTATACAAATATTCGCAGTATTCACGGCACAACACCCAATACTACAAACTTTCAGTTGGGGTAATCTAGCGGATTATTCAAGGGACGATTATATTACAAAGTATCCTGCGTTCCACGCTGTTCCACAGCCATCGTTAGTTGAAAAGAACTATGCGACCTTTAATTTCAACATTTTAATTTATGACCTGTTGAATGAATATGTTGATGGAGACCCAATCAATTCTAACCAGTTGGATAGTTTGTCTTTATGCCAAGTTATTCTAACTGACTTCTACGCATTCTTCACAAACCAACTTACTAGTAGTGATTTCTTCTTGAATACGGCTGTGAATTACACACCCTTTATGGATAGATTTTCCCAAGATGTCTGTGGGGTTGAAGCGGTCATTACAATCACCGCCGAACAGACGGCTTGTATTCCAGTCAATATCCAAGAGCAGTTCTACTTATTGTTCCAAAATGGTTCAATATTTACAACTGAAGGTGGCGACCAAATCTTATATCAACAACAACCATAAAAAAATATTAAATAAAAAATAAAATGAGTAATTTAACAATATCACAATTACCAGAATGGACGGGGAATACCGAAGGGTTTTATTTTCCTGGTAATAATTCAGGTGAAACAACAACATACAAAATAACAAAGGAAACTTTGTTTTCAGGTGCGTCAGGAACTAGTGGCACATCGGGGACTTCTGGCACATCAGGAACTAGTGGAACATCAGGATTAGGTTTCAACTATCAGGGTGGTTGGCAGAACAACATAACTTATTACCTAAATGATGTTGTGTATTACAACGGGTCATCTTGGGTGGCTTTAACAACCATTTCAATAGGACAGAACCCACCTGATATAAACGCAAATTGGGGTGAAGTGGCAATCGCAGGAACATCAGGGACTTCAGGTATATCAGGAAGTAATGGTAGTTCAGGAACATCGGGTCAAGATGGAAGTTCAGGTTCATCAGGTCAAGATGGTAGTTCAGGAACATCAGGAACAAGTGGAATAAACGGACAAAGTGTAGATGTTTATAGTGGTGGAACTTTAGTAGTTCCAGCAGTATCAATCTTAAACTTTATTAGTGGTGCCACAATCACAAGTGGGGGAACAGGTGAAGCAGATGTTGTAATAAACATTCCTTCAGGTGATAATTTAACTTGGCAGGTTGTAGAAACCCCTATATCGTTTGACGCTGACGCACAGACATACTTAAACGCAGTATCAGCCGTAGTTGGTGATATTGGATATAACATTAGTGCGGCAACAAATAACTTCTTTACTGAATTAAAAGCGGCATCACTTTATAGTTCATTAAAAACTTTTTATCCATATCTGGGTAATACCGCTAATTCAACAAGAATAAATATGATTAGTCCAGGAACATTTGATATGACTTGGACGGGAACATTAAATTACATCAACGGGGTTGAAGCATCATCAACAGGCGAAGGTGATATGGGTATAACCCCTTCTGTTAGTATGACTTTCCCATCATTACAAATAGGATTTTATCTAATGGGATTTGGTGGAGCGGCAACTTGGAATGGTGGTTCTTATTATTATGGAAATGATATTGGAGCGACTGGTGGTGGATACACAGCAAATATAGTATGGTGGGGTGGTGATTTATACACAAGATGCGATATGTTTGATACTTCAAGTGATAGAATAGGTATTCCCAATACTGATATTAAAAATCAATTAGGTTGTGTTATTGGAAATAGGGATAGTTCAACAAACTTTAACCTATGGAGCAACGAAACAAAAGTAGCACAAAACAGCGTTAGTATGAGTTCTGCTGGATTACCAACAGGAACAATAAGGGTCTTTAACGCTACATCAGGAAGAAGGGATAATCAACACGGCTGTAGTTGGAGTGCTGATGGTATGACTGACGGACAAATACAGACCTTATCAACAATAGTGAATAAATATATGTCTAATATCGGCAGAGCAGTTAAAGTAAATTAAACTATGGCAAACAAATCTTTTATAGAATTATTACAGGCGGGTTCAACAAATAGGTTGGATACAATCGCTATGGTGAATAGTGGAACAACAGACACTTTCCAAATAAATAAACAATTTTTCTTAAGCAATCAAGTTCCATTCAAGTATGTAAATGGAAATGGAAATATTGCTACTATGTTCTGTAGTGATAATTCTATTACTGAAGGACAAATGTATTCTTCCATTTTAGGTGGATTACAACACAGAATAATCAGTAGTAGTGGTAATATCGGTGTTGGTAATACTATCGCTGGTGGTTGGCAAAATGGTATTAGTGCCCCTGGCTTTGGAAACTTTATCGCTGGTGGAAGACAAAACTTTATTGAAGGTGATAATGGTAGTAATTACAATTTTATTGGTGGTGGTTTTAGAAATACAATCAACACACAAAGTAGAAGCACAGGAGCATTAGTTGGTTCAGCAAATAGTAATGTTAGTGGTGATGCTGGATTTTGTTTAGGTGTTGGTGATAGTAATACTATTGGTTCAAGATTTAGTATTGTTGTTGGAA